GAAAGTACTAAGAGAATAGTAACAGTAACAACTCAGAAGGTAGAAAACCAGAGAATACGTAAAGGTTCTGGAACTGCTTCAAATTCTGAATTCAATTTCAATAATACTCGTGCATTTACATTTACTCTTAATGGTGCATTTGATGGAACATATAATAGTGACGGTCAGTTAGTTGGTACAACTGTATTCCAAGTATTAGATCAGAATGGTACTGCATTTACACCAGTAAGTGCTAAGAGTTTAATTGTTACATTAGATGGAGTATTACAAGAACCAGAAAAAGCATATACAGTTTATGGTGATAATATTGTATTTACAGAACCTCCACTTGGGCCTGGAACTAAAGCAGGATCTGCATATAATGGAGTTAAGTTCTATGGTAGATCATTCTACTTTGTAGATAATCAATATAATACTAAGTACCTTAGAAAGATCAGGAATATATTTGAGCGTGGTGGAAGATGGTTAGATGCTGCAAATCAAGTTGAAAGAAATAGAGAATTTATTGTTGCAGAAGCAGTAGGTTATGGTAAGTCTAAGTATGCATCATTAGATTGGAGTACTAAATTAGATGATTATCAAAGAGACATTGGATATATCTTAGATGGATATGAGCATGACTTAAGATTTGGTGGAAACGTAAAAACATATGATTACGTTAATCTCTTTAATCAAGGTGATGATTATAAGTACATAACATCAAATAAAACAGAATCTCTTGACATCTTTAGATATGCTACTAACTTAACAAATCTTGCAATTAGAAATTGGGATTATCAAATTAGTGTTACTTATTCAGTAGGATCTGCTGAGGTTACTGTTGCTAATACTAATGATCTTGCTGTTGGAATGTTTATTACTGCTGGAAGAGCATTTCCTGTAAATACTAAGATTGTATCTATTGATAGTGATACTAAGTTAACATTATCTAATAATGCATTACTATCTTCTGGTACTGGAGTAGCAGTTGGAACAAGTCAGTTATCTGGTAGTCAATCAGGTACTGCTGGAACGAATACAGTTCAAGTTCCTCAAGGTCAAACATTACAAGTTCCTCAAGGCCAAGTATTCTCAGTAGCGAATGCTACAACAGGAGGAGAGTTAGCAACGTTTACTTTTAGTGCTGTTAATAATGGACAATATGTTGACGCATCAAATTTAATTATTTCTAATAAAGAATATCTAAAAGAAGAAATCAGTGAGTATATCTATACAACATATAGTAGTCTTCAGACTAGTGATAAAGCAAAATGTTCTAGAGATATTGGACTCTTAATAGATGCAATTGCATATCATTTAAAATATGGTGGTAATGCTAAACTAATTGAATATGCTAGTCTGTATTGGACAACCAGTATGTATCCTGGTGGACAAGAGTTGACAAGTCTGAATAGAACTTCAGATGAAAGATTAGCAGCTATTGAAGCATGGGATACTTTAAAGGCAAAGATAACTCTTACAGTAAGAAATGCTCTTCCTGCTGGAACCTATACTGCTATAGCACCTGTTTCAGATAGTAATATTCCATTTGATACTACAAATCCTGCATGTGCAGAAGTTATATCTTCTGTAGATACAATGATCGAATCATTTAAGGAGATTATTGTTAAGGGACCAGGTATTATAGAAGTAGTTAAAGATAATATTAATCAGGGTGGTAATTGGACTACTAAGTTAACATATAGTAACTACAATATCATCGCTGATTCTCAATTAACAGCACAAGAATGTGATAATGTTATATCTGCTGTTGATTCTTTATATGCTAATGTTAATACTTTAATTAATGAAGTTTCTACTACTAGATCACTTCCAGACTTTATTGATGGAGAGAATAAAGTATTTGAATTGTATTGGGATGATAGTACAGCAGTAGATACTGAAGTAGATGAAGATCTATTCCTTACTATTAATGCTGTATTACAGAGACCTAAGTATACTGAGACTTATCCTGGTGAAGATTCATATTACATTAATAGAGCTGTAATTCCAAACCAAATTATATTTGATGTTCCTCCTATATGGGATCAAGATCTTGGTGCAAAAACTATTGGTGAGACAACTGCAATAGAGAAGGTTAGTGGTATTGGTGTTGCTAATTACAAACGTCTTACTATTGATTATAACTTAGTTGATGGAGTTAAGTCTGGGCCTTTCTTAATATTAGATGTTGAGGATATGACTGTTCAAACTATTGAACAGGATGAGTTCCTCTTTGTATTTGTAGATGGTATTCTACAAAGAAAGGGAGATAGTTATACTATTGCTGGACCTAATATCTATTTCAATGTTCCTATCAATAAAGATACGAAGATTGATATGAGATACCTGTATGGTAGAAATATCGGACAAGTATTGAATGTTTATGATTTCAATCCTGATAGTTACTATGCTAAAGGTGTAGTTACATTAGAAGCCACTGCTGGATTAGATGATCTTCTTAAGTTTCAGTGGATGGGAGACTTTATTGGTTTACCAGTACATGTGTATCAGGAAGTTGGTGGATTAAAGAAAATTATTGGTATTGCTTCTAATTGGTTAAGAAATGGTAATACATTAACATTCTCAGCAAGTGGACCGAAATCTGATATAGATCAAACATTACCTGTTGTATTTGCTGTTGGTGGAAGATATAATTTTAATACTTCAGTTACTCTTGCTGCATCTGGATCATCTGTGGTTTATGAAGCAGATGTTGATGGTAGGGCAATACTATCAGATTTAAATAATATTTGGTCTGGTACTTTATTAGGAAAGAATTATAGAAAACCATTTATAGGTCTTTCTAATCTAGACAAAATTAGAATAGAAGGTGAAGAAGGATTTAGAGCAATTAAGAAACTTCCTGGAACAACAACTAGTAAAGAACAAAGGCCAGGTGAACCAGTTTCTAACTCGATGTTTGGTCAAGTTGAAGTTGAGAGATATAATGGTACTACAAGAGGAGAAGGACTCTCAGTAGTGGCCACTATTGAGAATGGAATTGTTACTAAGTTAGAGTGGAACCAACGTAGTTATTCTCCTTTAACTCAACCAACTGCTTATCAATATTATACACCTCCTGTATTACATTTCATTCCTAAGAATGGTAATGGTGGTGGTGCTAGTGCAACTGTAACAGTAAGTAAAGGACAAGTTATTAGTGTTGATATTACAAATGGTGGTTCTGGATATACAACAGCACCACAAGTTGTAGTTGCAAGAAGATATGACATCTTAGCTGAGAGAGATATTGGTGTTGTTATAACTCAAAGGATTGGTGTTAATAAGATAGATGTCTCTCAGACTGCAACATCTGCTGCACATATTACTATCCTTGGTACTCAGGTTCAGGATATTTCTACTTTCACAAGTACAGCATTTGAGAGTCCTAAATCAGTTACTCCTGATATTGAAGCAGAGATTCAAACTGGCACATCTAATATTGCAGAAGGACAGTCTGGATTTGATATGCCAGCTGGTCCTGAGCAACCTGATGGTGGATCAGTTACTTATATTGAACCAGATCCTCTAGTTATTGAGTCTGGTGGTGCAACTGGTACTGGTGCTACAGCATCTATTGCTAATGTTGCAATTCAGGATATTGTATCTCTTAATTCTATTCAAACAGTAAGTAAGCAGATAACTTCTTCCTTTACTGTTGATATTGATAATACTTCATTAGATAATATTAATTACTATCAAGTTGGTGCTTACACTAACGTTGATACTGCTATCAATGATGAAATCATATATGTTGCAGATACATGGAAGTTCTCTAATAGTGGACATCTATTAATAGGTGATGAGGTAGTTAAGTACTATCGTAAGCTCAATGATCGTTTCTATATGGTTCAGAGAGCTCAAGAAGATACAACTGCTAAGTTCTGGGCTGCTGGCACATTCTTACGTCAAGTTCCTGAACGTATATCTGTTGCACCTGCTGGTATAGCAAGGATTGAGTCTACTTCTGATACTTTAACAGAGGCTCTAGTACTTGATGTATCAATGAGTTCTAATATTGTTAGAGAAACTCATATTACTAGATCAGTACAGAGACCTGATGATGTTCAGGTTGAAGTTGTATTGATGCCACCTCCTAGTGGTGCTATTGATGAATATGTTGAAGAAGCATTCATCAATGATCCTGTTCCTACAAGAGGTGTTGGTACTAGTACTGTCCATACAGGATCTGTAGATCTTATAGATGATTATGATGTTGTACAACGAAATGGTAACATAATTGATGTTACTAACTTAGTATTTGGACAAACACAGGATTATCAAGGTGATTATATTACTACTAATGTTGGTAATACATTAAACCACTTTGATATCTCTGGATGGGATGTTGGATTTACTAATGTATCTGGTACAACACTACAAGAATTGGATATACATTATCCATCATTGGGTATCCAAGACTTCGAGATGAGAGGATTATCCGCGTGGACACTTGCTGGTCAGTATTGGAGAATTATTAATGGATCTATTCAGAATCCAGTAGCAATCTCCCAATCCACTGGTACTATTGGTGGTCCTATAGTTGTTGCAATGACTGCTAACTTCCCTGCTGCTGGATGGATATACACATCTGGTGGTACTGTGATACAGTATACAAGTAAGACCGCAACAACCTTTGAGGGATGCACTCTCTTCTCAGGGCCTGACTCTATTATTGCAGGGCAGGATATAATCCCCTTTGAACCCACATAATCTGTATAAATATAAATAACTTTGGCACAAAACACGTCGGTAAATTAAATGGCTGCTATTATTTCTGATAAATTTAGGATTTTCAACGCGAAACAGTTCCTAGAATCCCTGAGTGAAGGCCCTAACGCCACCTCTGCGGAAAGAACAAGAATGTATTTCTTTGTAGGTCGTCCGCAAGCATGGAAAGCATATGTTGAGATACACTCAGCAAACTCTACTGCATTTAATGTAGGAGATGAAGTATACGTTGGTACGTATGGATCAACTGCGTTCCGTGGAACGATCAGTGTTGTTTACGACAATGCACTTCTTCTTACCGACATCTTTGGTGCATCTGGTGTTAACTCTGCTCCTACTTTAGGATCTACTTTAAAAGGTAGAACTGGTGGATCAGGTGGATCTGACACAGGTGCTACAGCAGTTTCAGGCGTTTATCGTTATGCTACAGAGGATGTGCCACCTCTACCATTAGACAACCAGACAGAAAAAACTGGTCTCTATGATGAAATTATCGCAGCAAAAAGAATTAACGATGCATATGCTCGTACAGTAATTCGTCGTTATAACTGGGATCTAGTAGCCAATCCTAAGTTCGACATGTGGAAACCTGACTATTCTGCTACTCCTGGTAGTGGTGGTCAGATTGGTAAAGCAACTGCAACAGGTGCAACATCTATTGCTGATGCCAAGTTCTATGTTATGAACTCTTCATATGAAGTATTCAAGTGTCTCTATAATGGAGAGAATCCTTCAAATGCAACAGGACAAAATGCTACTGAAGAACCAGTAACAACTGGTGGTAACTATGCGTCTGGTACAGGTCTCTATACAGAGAGTACTGGTGCTGGTTATGTTTGGAAGTATATGTACACGATTCCAACGGATGATGTTCTGAAGTTCTTATCTTCTGACTTCATGCCTATCGTACTTCCTGCCGATGCAACACGTACTGCCGTAACTGGTGCTGCCGTTGCTGGTGCTGTACATGTAGCTTTAATTGAGAATGCTGGAGCAAACCTTCCTTCTTCTCAAACACTTTATACAGGTCTTAAAGGTGATGGTTCAAATGGAGTCGTTAAGTTTGTAACTGACGGATCTGGATCTATCACATCTTCTGAGATTCAGGTTGCTGGAACAGGTTATACATATGCTAATGTTCTTTTAGGCAATGGTAACTTATTCAGTGATGCTGGACTTTCATCTGCTGTAGCAACTGGTGCAACTGCAACTGGTGCTATTGAAGCAATCATTTCTCCTCAAGGAGGACATGGTTCTGATCATGAGACAGAATTGAATGGTAAGCGTGTTATGACGAATATCCGTCTAACATATGCTGAAGGTTCTGGAGACTTCCCTGTAGATAATGATTTCCGTAGAATTGGAATTATTTCAGATCCATATGAGTATGGAACAACAACATTTGCTACTGCTGACACACTTAGTGGCCTAAAAGCACTTAAGATTACTGGAGCAACTGCTGACTTTATTCCTGATGAGGCAATTACTCAAACTGTAACAGGTGGTACTGCAAAAGGAACTGTAGTTTCTTGGACACTTGATAGTGGACAGACAACTGTAGGAACACTTAAGTATATTCAAACAACAGATGCACATACTGATTCTGGTGTTGTAAGAGCATTTGAGAGCAATGGTTCTAATGCTGTTAGTGGCGCACAATCTGCTGGATCTGGTAACGTTGACACTGGTTATAGTAACACACTATTAGGTTCTACATTTGCTTCAGGTCTTGCTAATCCTGAGATTGAGAACAACTCTGGTAACGTAATTTACATAGAGAATCGTCGTCTAATCACTCGTGCTCCTGACCAGATCGAAGATATCAAACTAGTTATCGAGTTCTGATCTTGGTAAAAGTCGCTAAATACTAGAGATAAGAATGCTAGTATTGGCGATAATACCATGCCACAGAAGACCAACCTAAATGTAGCTCCTTATTACGAGGACTTTGACAACAGTAAGAATTTTTATAAGATTCTTTTCCGTCCAGGTTACTCTATACAAGGAAGAGAACTAACACAATTACAATCTATTCTACAGAACCAAGTAGAAAGTTTTGGTAAGTATGCCTTTAAACAAGGCGAACTTGTCATACCTGGTGAAGTAGGATTAAATACGAAATTAGATTACGTTAAACTATCATCTGTTTCAGAGGTGGCAGTTAACGATGGCGCAGGTAATATTGTATATAAAAAGTATGACATTTCACAGCTAGTTGGTCAGCAGTTGAAAGGTCTTACTTCTGGTGTTGTAGGTACTGTATTAACAACTAAACTAGCAACTGAATCTACTGCTGATACAGTTTATGTTAATTACTTAAACAGTGGTAACTCAAACACTGAACCAACTTTCAGACAAGGTGAGACTTTAGAAGTTGTTGATGGTGTTAATACTCCTTTACTCGTTGTAGGTACAGATGGTAGTGTACTTCCTACGAGTATTCAAGTAACTAATCCTGATACAAATGAAGTTACTTCACTCGAAAGTTCTGCAATGGGATATGCTTCTGCTGTTAAAGTAGAAGAAGGAATTTACTTTATTAATGGATACTTTGTTCGTAATGATGCAGGACTTCTTGTTATAGATGAATACTATAACAAACCATCTGCAAAAGTTGGATTTAATATTGTAGAGGAAGTCATAACTCCTGAACAGGATGCAAGTCTTTATGATAATGCAATTGGATCTTCTAACTCTACTGCACCTGGTGCTCATAGATTAAAGATATCTCTTACATTAAAAGAATTTGCACTTGGTGCAATTACAGATAAGAATTTTATTCAACTTCTTACAGTTTCAAGAGGAGTTGTACAAAAGAAAGTATCTCCATCAGATTATAATCTTTTAGAAAAAACTTTAGCACGTAGAACATTTGACGAAAGTGGTGACTATGTAGTAAGAGATTTCTCTATTGATATTAGAGAATATGCTCAAAAAGATAATAATCAAGGAATATATGCTGTAGACGAATTTGGTCTTTATAATGGCCAATCAGCAAGTGATGCATCTAGGAAGATGATTGCTAGTGTTGGTCCAGGTAAAGCATATATTAAAGGATACGAAATTGTTAATAAAGAAACTAAGTATCTTGAAGTTAATAAAGCAAGAGAAAGTCTTAGTAGTGATAATGTAGTTTTAAAAACAAAAGGATTACCAACATTTAGTGTATCTAATATCTTTGGTAGTGTTCCTTTAAACAAGGAAGGATCGCAACTTACTGCATATCCTGATGTATTTTTATACTCTACATTTAATGATGGATCTATTGGATTGAATGGAACAGAATTAGCAACTGATCATAGACAAACTCTTAATAAGAGAGGAACTGTATTCAGTTCTAATGATGGTGTTAAGACTATTACTATTGCTATTACTAATTCTACTACAACTATATCCTCTATTACAGATGGAACTTTTGAAAGTAGTCTTGGTACTCTTTATATTGTTAAGTCAAGAAGTGGTGGTGGAAGTCCAACTGCTACAAGTTCTATAACATCATTAGCATATGCTAAAGTTAACAAACCTCTTGTTAATGCATCTAGTTCTGTATTCTTCTTAGAACTAACAGTTAAAGGTTCTAAAGATGAATTAGAATTATTACTATTAGAATATGATTCAGGAGATGGAAATAATCTTAGAAAGATATTCTTATCAGCAAGTGATGCAGAAAATGATAATAACGAACTAGGTTATATTGTAGATTATGGTGAAACAATTACTCCTGTAATTGGTAAAGTAAAACCAAGTAATTTCTATCTACAAGAAAGAGGATCTGGATTCAATTCTGATTCTGATATTGTTCTATCTAAAGGCCGTCTTTCTGAAGGTACTGCTGCTTATAATAGTACATTTGCACTATCATACTTTGATCCTTCATTCTTTACTAAAATTTTATTAGAATCTATTCCAGTATCAGGTTTTGATGAAGGTAAGTATGTCTATGGTATTAATAGTGGTGCTTATGGTGTTGTAGAAGGAGCACCATCTGGTGTTTATACTACTGGTAGAATATTATTTGTTAAAACTTTATCTGGTAGATTCCAATCTGGTGAAACTATTAGAGATGAAGGTGGAGTAACAATTAAGATTGCTAAAGATAATACTATTTCACACTTTGTTGTTCAAAATAGAGGTGTTGGATATGCTGATGGTGTAACTATTCTAGTTAATGGAGTTGAGTATGATCCATCTAAAATTCTTGTAACTAAGAATGCTTCTGGTAATGTTATTAAAGCAGAAGTTGTTAATAGAAATGCTGTTAACGTTGAATATGCTCAACCACCAGTTATAGCTGCTAAACAACCAAGTGGATCAGGTAATCCAAGTACTGCTGCGGCCATCATTCCTGTTTTAAACAGAAATTCAGTAACAACATATACACCACAGAATGTTAAATCTGTTGGATGTACATATGGTTCTGGAAATGCAAATACATTCAGTGCTGACATTGTTGTTGATAGTCAGAAATACTCTGAAATTAAGAGTGTAACAGATTTTACATTCTTTGGTAGCAAAGGATACAACTTTATTGAATCTACTAGTTTTAGTGCTGATGCTTCTCCTCTCTTACAACAAGGAGATCTCGTTCAGTTCTCTGATGCTTCTAATACTTTAGTTCGTGCTGTAGTTCAATATTCTACAAAACAAGAAGGATCTGCCAAGACTCGTATATATCTTGATATAGCACTTCCTGGTGATGTAACCAATACTAGTATTGTTCGTTTACGTCCTAGAGTAAGTAATGCTAACCAAGGAACTTTACTCTTCCCAACAGGAAGTAAGCAAGTAGAAAAGATTTCTGCTGGTACTGAAGATAGTAAGATTAAGTACTACTTCCGTAGAGATTTTGTTACTACTGCCTCAACATCTGGTGGTACAGTAACATTTGCTGCACAACTTCCATTTGGAACACAAAGATTTGCTACTTTCTCTGAGAGTAATTTCATCATCACTGTTTTGAACAAAGGTGATGCAACTTCTATTGCAAATGGAGATATCATCTATGTACCTACTGATTCAGTAGAAGTAACTTCTGCTACAGACACTGCTAGTGGCCTTACTTCTGGTAGTATTAGTCTTCAGTTACCATCAACTTATTTTGGAAGTATTGCATCTAATGGAACATTCCCAACATTGAAGTTGACTGCTACTCTTGAAGTAACTAATGCTAAACCAAGATTAAAGACAGCAATTAAGAATAAGAGGATTGTTATTGATTCTTCAGGTGATCGTGTAATTCCATTTAGAGGAACTAGTTACGATACTGAAGTCGTAGAGATTTTATCTTACTCAGATGCATATAAACTAAGATATGTTTATGAAGGAACATCATCACAACCCCCAGAAGTTGATAGTGCGGGTAATCTTATTAGTGGTACTGACGTTACTAACAGATTCACTTTTGACAACGGACAGAGGGATACAGTATATGATGTTTCTAGAATCGTCCTCAAGCCAGGATTTGAACAGACAATAGGACAATTAGTAGTTGCTTTCGATTACTTCGAGCAATCACAAGGAGATTTCTGTACTATTGATAGTTATTTACATGAAGCAGGTGTACCACAAGATGAGATACCTAGTTTCAACTCTTCAGTTCATGGAATAGTACAACTTAAGAATGTTATTGACTTTAGACCAAAGGTAGATAACGATGCTATTATTGCTGGATTCCAAGATGTATCATCTCTAGAGAATACTGCTGGCCAATTTGCTGGTGCAGGTTCTGTTATTGCATCTACTCCTGCTCCTGATGTTGGATTGGAATATACATTCTCATTCAGTCAGGTTCAGTACTTAGATCGCATTGATGGTGTCTTCCTTAACAAAAAGGGAGAATTCCTAGTAAAAGAAGGAAACTCTTCTCTGAACCCCACTAAACCAGATCTCATAGATGATGCTGTACCGCTATTCTATGTTTACATTCCTGCGTATACAACAACTAGCAAGGATGTAAGAATTACTCCAGTTGATAATCGTCGCTATACAATGCGTGATATTGGTAAGTTGGAGAAACGTATTGATCGTTTAGAATATTATACAACATTAAGTATTCTTGAGCAGCAAGCATTAAACATGCAGGTCAAGGATGAAATTGGTATGGATCGCTTTAAGAGTGGATTCTTTGTTGATAACTTTGAAGCACATAAAGTTGGTAATTTACCATCTTTGGATTATAATTGTGCTATTAATACACAACAATCTGTTTTACGTCCTCAATCAAAAGAAGATTCTGTATCTTTACGTGAAGTTAATACAAGAGAAGATCAGAGATCTGTATCTGGATATAAGAAGTCTGGTGATATTATCACACTTCCTTATTCACCATTGACTCTATTAGGAAATGATTTTGCATCAAAGACTTTAAATCCAAATCCATTTGTTGTTATTCAATATGTTGGAGATAGTGAGATATCACCAAATGTTAATACATGGTATGATCAGAGTATAGAACCATTAGTTGTTGATACAAATACAAGTTTATATACTATTTTCCTTGCTAAGGAAGATATTAAAGAGAGTTTCTCTAGTTTACATAACTCATTTGTAGTTAACTGGGTTGGTACTGCACCATCATTCAGTTCAATTAATTCTTTAGGTGGAGTTAATACACAAGAAGCTCAGTCATCAATCAACTTGGCCTCGGTATCAAGTTCTTCTAATATCAGTCCTCAAAACAATGATGTTGGTAAAGGATTGCAAACTAAAAATGTAAGAGGAAATCTTGTATCAACTGCACTTCAGTTCTTTGCTAAGAGTACTCCTATACAGTTTGCTATCAGGAGACTTAAACCAAATACTAAGATAAATGTTTTCTTAGAAGGTAGAAATGTTAATCGTTGGGTTAACCCTGACCTTAGATTTACTGGTATTGCTGGTAATTCACTTTCAGCATTCAATGGTGAAGTTACAACTGATGAGTATGGTAATGCTAGTGGAATATTATTACTTCCTGCTGGTGCTCCTCCAAGAGAAAATGCTACTTGGACTGGAGATGTTGATACAGTTGATTATGATACTTCAGCAGAAGAGATAAGAATCACCACTGGTGCTAAGACAATTAGATTCACTTCAAGTGCAACTAATGAAGATAAGGCCACAGTAGATACTTATGCTGAGGTTACATATTATGCTACAGGTATTCTTCCAGAGAATCCATCCAGTATTGTTTCTACAAAACCTGCATACTTCAAGGCAAATGAAGGTGTTCAGTTAATTGATAGTAATACAGATAATCCAATAAGACCAAATCCTCTTGCTCAGACATTTAAAGTCGAGAATTATGATGGTGGTGTTTTTGTAACTGGTGTTGATCTATTCTTTAATAAGAAGAGTAGTAATATTCCTGTAAAATTATACTTAACTAATGTAGATAGTGATAAGCCTGGTAAGAATGTAATTCCTGGAACAGAGAAGACTTTAACACCAAATACATTCCTTAAGTGTTATACAAATGGAAATGTATCTGTATATAAAGGAGAGAAAGTAACTGGATCAACATCTGCTGCTACTGGACCAATCCTTAAAGTTATTGATAAGAATGGTGTTGATTTAGTACCATCTGCTTCTGGTAAATTCTCATTAACAAACGAACAAGTTTATACTTTTGTTCTTGATAATCACAATGGACGTTCATTCCAACAGAATGAAGATTTAACTATTCCTTCTGTTACATTAGCAAATGCTACTGATGGAACAGAATTAAAAGTTACTATTGCTAAAGATAGTGGTAAATTATCTGATTTGAGAATTACTAATCCAGGACTCAATTATGATAGTGCTATTTTAACAATAGAAAGTCCTCAACTTCCAGGAGGTTCTGTTGCTACAGCACGTATAGAAGTTTCTGGTGGTAAGATTTATAATGCAGAAGTATCTCTTAATGGTTATGGATATACAGAACCACCATCTGTAGTTATTAAAGGTGTTGGTAATGGTGCAGGTGGATGTGAAATAGAAACATTTATTGATATTGATTCTCCAGCAGTGAGAATGGGTGTTTCAATTGACGAAGTTGGCGTTACCAATTCAACAACACCTACACACTTTGCATTTGATTATCCTGTATATTTACAGAATGATACTGAGTATGCTCTAACAGCAGAGACTGATTCTGTAGATTATGAGATGTGGGCCTCTAGATTAGGGGAAACCGACATATCAACAAGTACAATTATCACAACCCAACCTTCACTAGGTTCGGTTTACCGATCACAAAACGTAGATAACTGGACAGAAGATATATTTGAAGATCTTAAGTTTAAAGTTTATCGTGCAGAATTTGATATAACAAGACCTGCTGAATTACTTCTTAAGAATAAGAGTCTAGGTTATGAATTACTTAATAGTAATCCATTTGAGACAAATGCTGGTGCTAATACTAATGCTAGTGCTAAGTTATTCAAGAATAATAATAGTGTTATAAAAGTTCATCATAGAGATAATGGATTTGAAACTGGTGGTAGTTCTTATGTATTCTATAGGGATGCAAAAGAGACTGCTGGTATAACCGCAGATATTCTTAATAATACTTTATTCCAAGTAACTAATTCTGGTGTTGATACTTATAATATTACTTCAACATCTAAAGCAGCTGGAAATGCTATTGGTGGTGGAGATGTAACTTATGCTAGTTACAATAGAAAATTTGAGACTTTATATCCTCAAGTAAGTTATTTGACATTTACTGGCACTAAGTTAGATAGTTGGGTTAAAACTACTAATGTAATTCCTGTAGATTCTTCAACAAATAATTATACTTCTTATTCTCAGACAGATTATGAGAAGACATTCTTAAATGAATCGCATTATTTCACTAATCAGAAGTTTATTGCTTCTAAGATTAATGAAACTATGAATAATGTTAATAATTCATTAGTTTATAAAATGCATTTATCATCTACTGTGTCTCATTTGAGTCCAATTGTTGATCTTTCAAGTGCTTCCGTTATAACATCTTCAAATAGAATTGAAAATGCTAATGGCCAAGAAGATAGATTTGGTAGAAGAGATCAAATTATTGAGTTCTTCCCATTATATACTTTCCAACTTGCGGGAAATGGTGGTACTGGTATAACAACCAATCAGACTATTCAAGGAAAAACAACAAAAGCAACTGGAACTATTGCTAAAGTTGATGGACAAACAGTATGGGTAAGAGTTAAGACAAGTCAATTCTTCCAAAAAGGTGAAGGTGTAGAACTTGCTAACCAAAGTTCATTAACAAATGTTACAATAGATAGTAGTCCATCACAGGTATTAGCAGAGATTGCTGATGCTGCTACTGTAATTGCTCGCAATCCATCTACTATTACTCAAACATATGATAATTTGATTACTGGTAGCACAGTTATATGGAATAATAAAACTCAAGAGTTAACTCTAAGAGTAGATGCACAACCAATTAATGATGATTTCACAGGAAGGATACAAGATAATGTTCTTTTCAATAGAAATGCTGATGTAGCATCTCAACTCGCAGATATTTTCCGCGTAGGTGATTTTGCAAAATATCCAAATCAACCTGATGATGAAGCATATTTCTTAGAAATTGGTAAGATAACATATACTAATGGTGTTGATTTTGTATCTGAGAATACATCTAAAAATAGTTCTTCTACTTCCAAGTATGTAACTAAGGAAGTTTCTATTGGTAGTCCTGCAACTGCTGTTGATGTACGTCTAACAGCAAATGTGAAGGATGTTTCTAATATTGCTGTCTTATACAGATTTAAGAAAGCATCTAGTCAAGAGAATTTTGAGGATATTGATTGGGTATATTTCAATAATTCTGGAGAACCAGATAGTCTTGAAATAGCATCTAGTGAAAATAATATTTCTGGTGTTGTAGAGAAACAATCTTCATATCAAGAATTGAAGTTTAGTGTTTCTGATCTACCAGAATTCTCATCATTCGCTGTTAAAGTTGTCATGAAGTCTGTAGATCCTGCATATGTACCTAAGATTCAAGACATAAGAGCAGTAGCATCTTTCTAATTCCGCGAAATGGACTATTTGAAGGTTGATGGCCATGACGGTCTCGTTAGAGATGTAAACACAGGTGCCATCATTAATCAGGACGATTCTGCAATAGAGGCAAGGAGAAAATCCAAGCACCTAGCTTCCGCATTAGAGGACATAAATATGTTGAAGAATGAACTCTTCGAGATTAAGTCCCTACTGCGAGATCTAGTAAATGCCAGCAATTAATATAGCGAGAACCGATACCCTTGAAATGCAGAGGGTAAAGGTCAACGACATCGCTTCACAACTGTTTAACGTTACTTCTGGAGGAAGTGATTTACAAGCAGGTAATATAAAATTGGGAGATGGTACAGTCTCCAGCCCCAGTCTGGCCTTTACAAACGATCCAGATTTAGGTATATACAAACAATCCAATGGTGTATTTGGATTTGTTAGTAATAGTAAGAAATTATCAGACTTATCAGAAGGAGCAACGAAATATTATAGGGACTTCGTTGTTGAGAAGAATAGTCTAAACTCTTTACTTGTTGCTATTCAAACTGCTGGTTTAAACTATGATGCTGGATCATATCCAGAAGTACCAACATTAGGTGGTACTGGTGATGGTGGTGCTCTTGCAATGACAGTTGCTGGATTTACTGGAACTATTACTGCTAATGGTACTGGATATACTCCAGGTACATATCAGGGTGTTTCTGTAGGTTCAAGTGGTTCTGGTACTGGTGCTACTATTGATTTTACCATTGATGAAATTGGTGGTGTTTTAACAGCAGGTGGTGCTAACTATCAAGCAGGTTCATATAGTGGTGTTGCTCTTACTGGTGGTACTGGTACAGGATTGGCAGCAGACATTACAGTTGATTCTTGGACTACTAATACAACTGGTGGTACAGGATATCCAGATGGAATATTTAAGAGTATTCCTTTAACAGGAGGAAATGGAGCAAATTTCCTTGCAAACGTTGTTGTTAGTGGTGGTTCTGTTCAAGAATTTGGTGCTGCTGGAGGTAGTGAAGTTATATCAGCAGATGCTGGTTATGCCATTAGTGATCAACTTACAGGAACTCTTCCCCTTGGTGGTACACAGACATTTGTAGTTAAGGCCGCTAGTGGAAGATATTACTTTGATGGCAAGCAAGCTGGAGATTTCAGTTTATTTAAAGGAAAGACATACGTATTCAATCTTAGTGATTCTACTGCTGATACACATCCAGCATTCTTTTCTACTACAGTAGATGATGACACTAGTATCATAGGTACTAGTGATGGTGTTACATACACACTTGATGGAACAGATGTTTCAGAAGCAGATTGGCTTGCAAACTTTACAGGATCTACAACTAAGCAAATAACATTTGTAGTCCCTGCTGCTCCAAATACAGCAAATCTATTCTTTAGTTGCAGTCAACACGCAGGAATGGGTGGAAGTGTAACATTAACTGATCATGCTACTGGTAATGGATTAATAGTAGAATTAACTGGTATTGGTGGACTTGTCTCTGCTATTAGTGTTACTAGTTCAGGTGATGGACAATATACTTCTGGTGATGTAGTTGGTGTTGCTGGAACAGATCTTATGTCTGCTGGTGACGTAGGTGCAGGTGTAGTAGGTTCTGGATTCCAATATACTCTTGGTGCTAACTTTGGTGCCATCCTTGCTATTGATGATTATTCTGCATATGGTTCAGGATATGCTATCAATGACACATTAACTCTTCCATCTGGTACTACAAATGTTAGTACATTTGCGAGAGGAGAAATAGATCTAACTGGTCCAGGTACTACATTTGTTTCTACTGGTGCTGTTAACACTTATAACCTGACTGGTATTGCTGCTGGTACTGCTAACGCAACATTTAGTAATATAACTCCTAGTGGTGGTTCTGGTGCTGGATTTAATATTGATGTTAATGTCATATATGCTGGAGGTAATGCATCATATGATTCTATTACTATCAACAATGCTGGTACAGGATATCTACCATCAGAACAACTTTTAATTACTGGTGATTTACTTGGTGGTGCTACTCCAAATAACGATTTAACTATTGCAATACAGACTGTTGCTCCATCGAACCCACAGATTACAGTTGCTTCTACAACAGGTATTCAAGTTGGTGATACTGTTGATATTATTGCTAATATCAATAATGATGGACAGGTTGCTGCTGGTACTGTAGTACAATCTGTTGATAATGCTACTCAAATAACATTGTCAATTTCACCACCTACTCCAGGTGATGCTGATATTAGGATTACTAATGCAAATTCAGATTATTTAACAGTTCCTAATTCCTCCTTAATTGGAGTTGGAATGAATGTTACTAAGGTAAGTGGTACTGGTGATGTTAATGCTGGTACAACAGTTCTTGCTATAATAGATGCCACGACTGTACAGATAAATGCTGCTCCAGTTACTGTTGGTAATGTTGTATTAGACTTTATTCCTGAATATGGAAATGGAAATGGATTTGAGTTTACTATTAATCAACTTGGTGTTGTAACTGAAGTTTCTGTTTCTGATGGTGGTAATGGTTATACAAAAAATGATATTTTAACAGTTAATGCATCTGATTTAGTTCAACCAGATATTTACACAGTAACTAATACACAAGTTGATCAGATAGTACCAAGTTCTACTATTCCTGCTGCTGCAATTCAAGTTGGAGATCTGATAAGAGATCCTGGTGGTGCAATACAGGCAGCAACTATTACAGCTTCTACAACAGTAGCCTCGGCTAATGACGCGAATTATACTGGTATTGCTTCAACTTCTGCTGGAAGTGGAACTGGTGCTAAGTTTGATGTTTTCCGTGATAACGTAGGTGCTGTTCTTTCAGCAACTGTATCAACTGGAGATGAAGGAATATTTTATGCTGTCAATGACGTAGTTACTATTGCTGGTAATTTAATTGGTGGTGCATCTCCTGCTGATGATGTTACCTTATCAGTTAGTAGTGTAGGTAGTTCAGGATCTGCACAAGTTGTTAGGAAAGTTAAAACTAGTGGTGGTAATATATCATACTTTATTATTGACCGATTTGGTTTTTCTGCTGGTGGATACTTTGTTAACGAGAATGCTGCAACTACAGCATATGGTATAACAAGTGCCGAAACAAATTATAGTTTTTGGATTGATCCAGGAACAGGAACTGCATTATACAGACCTGCATTAACATTCTATGCTGGTAACTCATATGAATTCAATCTAAACAGTGCTACACTTGGTTCTCACACATTTGCTTTAAGTTCATTCCCTGATGGAAGATGGGACAGAGTAGATAGTATTAATGCAACATTAGTAGCAACATCGACTACAGTTACAGTTGGTTCTACAACTGGCCTTAAGGTAGGTATGATTGTTGAAAAAGTTCTTGGAGATCAAGGAGCTGGTGCTTTTGCTGCTGATACAAAAATTGCAAGTGTTACTAACTCTACTTCATTTGTAGTAGATAAACAACCTTCGATTGGTGGTGCAATTGAATTTGATGCTTTTGGTGCTGAGTATACTGATGGTGTAACCAGAGTAACAACAGCAGGTGCTGAATCATTAACGATTAAAGTTACAGAAACTACCCCAACACTATACTACTATTGTGATACTAATGATACTCAGCATACTAATGAAGGTGGTGAGGATGGAGAAGAATCAGAATTAACAATTAATCTCAACAACCCCAAGACATTTGGTAGTGGATTTCAATTATTAGTTAGTGATATTGTTGTAGAAGAGGTTGTTAAAGGTGAAGTTCTAACTGGAGCATTCACTGTTAGAGATATTATTTCAACTGATGGTACTATCAATAATGGTACTATTGCTAATCTTAATACTACTATAGCAAAAGTTGCTACTTCAATAGAAACTCCATTACTTACTGCACCTCTTACTGTTGGTGCTGTTCCTGGAACTAATCTATCAATTCAAACTGATACTAATAAAGATATTGAAGTAATAACTCAAAACTTTAAGTATGGTTTGGACGTAAGTGGAGTATTTACTCCTAAACTAACAATCGCTGCTGCTACTGGTAATCTAGAGGTTGCAACAGGTGGTTATGTAAAATCTGATGAGTTTAAAGCAGGTGATACTTTAAAGATTACTGGTGCTGATGGAACTATTAGTTCATTAGGTTCTAGTGATCTTGTTATTAATCCTGCGATTGGAAGGATTGTAGATATAACTGCTGCTAGTGGTATTGCAGTTCCTGCTGGTGATACAGCATCTAGACCAGGCCCTGCTATTACTAAGGATGGTGTTATTAGATTTAACACTACTTCTAATCAGTATGAAGGATATCACTCTAGTACAACATCATGGTCATCTCTAGGTGGTGTAAGAGACCTAGACGGAAACACCTACATGTTGGCAGAAGAGACAGTTGGTGCTAACGATAACACTATCTGGTTCTTTAATGATGATGATAATACACTTAAGGTAAGTCCTAACTTCCTTGAGTTTGTAAAAATGAAGAAGATACGTTCTGTGAACGTACTTGCCCCTGCATATACTGAGTGGAATGCTAACGCACCTGTTGCTCAAGGAGTATATCTTAAGTGGTTAAACAACTTATACGAAGTAACTACTGCTGGTACTACTGCTACTACTGGTAATGAACCAGTACACACAAGTGGTGCTCTTGCTAATGGTACTGCTACATTAACATTCTGGGGATTAGGTGTTGCT